TGGATGCGTGAATCAGATGATCCTATTTACAAGCAAAGAAAAGATTGGTTATATAATAACCCATACTCCCCCATAAACTGGATGTATACTGGCGATAGGATGTTCGGTGTAGGTCCAGCTCTTCCTAGAGTAGAGAAGAAGCGTAAGAAAAGAAAGAATCAAGAAGCAGTTAATGTTCTCGAAGGAATGCTGGCTGGTAAGTGGTAACCAGCTAGCACTCCCGATTCGTTTTTAACGAAAACTTAGTCCCATATATCTCAACTTTTCAACTTTCTTTTTAAAAGTCGACCTCCCCTATGGGTTGATTTTTGAGACCTTTCCTTACTATAACATCTAGTGCAATAAGGAATTGTAATATCTAGTATTACAGCTACTTTATCACATTCTATACAATGTTGCGGCATGGGCATTAGTTCATTTCTCTGTAGTCAAAGTCTTGAGAACTATGCTTATTAAAGCTATTCTTAACATCATTCTCTAAAACCCTAATATTAGCCTTTATCAGTGATATAACCTGATTAATGTTCTTAGCGTCTATACTATCGGCCATTTGTAATACGCTCTGGGCGTACTGTAGAACTAATACTTTTAGGTGTTGGTTCCTTTTGCTCACTTACTCTCCCTTCATTTTCATGTTGTAACATATCGCAGAATACCGTAAATGGTATTGCTACATATGGTTCTTTACCATTTTTCTTAAATACTACAGCTGGAGCACTATAATCAGGCTTATTACCTTCACACTGCTCTATAGCTCTCCATATCTGTAGTCTTTCTACGTTTTTACATTCAAAGCTAAATGTGCAGACTTCCTTAGCTGCTGGAGACCTAACAATATCTTCTCCCGTCATCCCCATAGTCTGGGATTTGATATCGTCTTCATGTAATTGATGATATACATCTCTTAGCATGTCTCTAACATAATTCTGTAGTCTTCTCCCTTTTGCTTTACTAGATTTTGCTGTTTTTGCCATTTTTCTCCCTTGGATACATTTCAAGCCTTTTAAGGGCATTTTTGATGGTATCTGGTTCTGGTCCAATGTTAGCTCCACAGTATTTGCAAGTTAGAACGGAACATCGCTCTCCTCTATCTTTAGACATAGTACCATAACCTCCTTCCCATACTCTACTTGCCTATAGAACTCTCCATCATACACTTTCCCACCAATATCGACAGTACCTTTAAACATAGGCTCATTATCCATATCTTTATTGTATTCCGAGTTCTTCTGGAAGCGTGATTGGGTTTTCATTAAGCAGAGCCCATTTCTTCAGGCTTTTTGAACCTACTTCTCGTCTGGCGCACTTTTTGCAGATTATCATCAGTTTGTATCCCGTTAGGTGCACTGCAGCCCCCGTCCATAAATAGGCGTTTGTCCTCATTGGATATGGCTTTAAACACATCGTGCAATGGTGTATCATCCTTTTTCCTAGATATAGTACCATTCTCCTCCTCTATCATACCCCATAAGAGCATTAAATATACTATACAGTCCGTAATTCGACCTGTTACGTTCTCTCTTTGTGACTTATGTCCCTTTACATATGCTGCAATTCCATCTACATGCTTAAGCATATAAGTCATAAGTACTTTCTTTCTATCTTCTTCTAATAGATTAGCTACTCTATTGAAGTTAGCAAATACATCACTTTCATCATGAGCATATTCTTTCTGTCCTGAATCTCGTGTCACTGTAACCTCCTTAAGTATCTTGTCCATTAACTTGTGCATCTGCGAATGTTTCATGTATTATCCTCACGTTATCTAAGGTTAATCTTACTTTTAAGTTCTCTCTTTCTCTATTAGCCTCACACCTTAGATCTAAGGCTTCTAATTCACCTGTGGTCAATGACCTTCGGGGAATGAGAGAAAGTAGCTTATTCGCGTTATAAGCGGTCCTAAATGAGCCTTTAGTAGAAGATATACCCATACCTTCACGCATAGCACTCTTATTTATCTCACTTACTGCAAATACTATGATATTCTGTTTTACTGCCAGTTCCATCATAGCTTGTGATGCTTCTTCTACTTTCATGTTAGGATCTTTCAAATTGCTTTGAAACAGTCCCATATGGTCTACTACTACTATTCTAGGCTTTGTAGGAAGCGTCATAATGGTCTTTTCCAAGTCTCTAGCAGATATAGGTGAATAATTCACTTGTAGCCACTGAAACTTGTTATCTTGACCATTTTGGAAGGATCTATAATGTTCTCTCAGCTGTTCTTCATTCCAACCGTTTTCTATCTGTACAAACCTACTCCATATCTGCCTAGGAGACATCTCCATTTCTAGAAAGTATGTAGGCACTTTAAATGCACACATCCAGTTCTGTAGAAGCATGGTTTTCATAGACTTGGGTGGTGCTTGAAGTATAACTACCTCTCCGGGGTATACCGGGAAGTCTCCTCCGTATAACTTACCTATATTTAAGGGAGTTACATCAGATTTGTAGAACTCTATGAGGTTAGTTTCCATATCGCTAGCATCCATTACGGTCTGACTACGTTTATTTCTATATAGCCTACAGGTGTTCTTGCAGTATTCATCCATGATAGGATCATTACAGCCATACTTATTACCTTGTCCTCCATGTCCTTCATATGCACTGGTAACAATACTTTCCATCTCTTTTTTAGAGAATGATCTTTCATCACCACTTACTTGGTTTCTCCATCCATCCATTAGATATCTTACTACATCTTCAGGATAAAGCCATCTAAACCAAGCACTTAGCCTTAATGCTACCATATGTCTTTTGCCCATAGGGATAGATTCTACCATACCACTTATACAAGGATATAAAGATGGATCAGGAGATCTACCTTGGGATACTTGTATATTTTGTGTATGCTTCTTCTCTTCCTCGCTTATAAGCACGTTAAAGACTGGATGGCTTTCAAGTATAGTATCAGTGATAGGCTTAGGTTTCATAGCATATTCTATGATCTCGTTTATATCACCTTCTAACATACCATTCTTTAGTTCTACTTTATAGCATCCAGATTTAGTATTCTTGGTATTAGGAACACGTATGATTCTCAGCTTATCTGTTACAGCAGGATCAGCATATTCAAATACACCATGTTGCGTAAGTACTTCCTTAACTTTCATATGCAGATTCTTATGTGGTCTGTATGTGAAAGATGAGCTAGGTATGTGGAAATGAAATCCTGTACCGCTAAAGAATGCTTTAAAAGGCACATCTAGGTCTCCAAGTAGTATCTTTAGACCTATTGCCTTCTCCTGAGCATCATCTGGATTGCCCCCATCGACATCCAGTATAAACTCTTCAGGTATGTATATATTTCCATCATAACCAGCTAGTTTCTGATTCTTGGCAAAGTAGTCTTTTACATCATTATCGTACTCATATAATGACATATAGGTATCGCTATGAAGCTCCATCCAGTTAACTATATTGGATGCATCTTCAAAGTAATGCCTTCGACCAAGGCCAAATGCGAATTCTCTTATCACGTTTCTCCTTTTTATACTATAAAGTCTACTAATGCTTTGACAAACTCAGATACTGCAACTTTTGGTAGATATATAGCATTGTGCTTATCATCACCAGTAATAGCGATGCCATTAGAAGTAGTACTAATTGTAAACATCTTCTTGGGATCTCTATCAGTTTCAATAGCATATAGTGGTTTCTCCTTATACGACGCTATTTTATCATCACCTGTATGCACATGATCAGCTTTAGGTATCAAAGCTGGCTCAAGAATACCAAGTTCATTTAAAATCTTTGCAGTTGCTTTCTCCATAGCAGACTGATCTGCTATCTTTCCATCATTACATATATGCAATAAGTCACTGTGATTAAATAGTTTATACTTACTGCCTACTATTTTCCAGTGCAGATCTAATGCTCCACACCCTCTATTACATTCGACCATTTCTCTCTCCCTATAAAAATATTATCATAAGTGCCATGATTATCTTATCTAAGATCCATAGCATTATTAAAAGTGTTAGTTTTCTCTCGTTAGTCATAACATAGGGGGCCCGCTAGTTGGACCCCCTGAATGTTAGGAGATCAATCCCTAGAAAGGAATTGTTTCTGATGTTGCTTGAGTATCGTCAGTTTCAGAAAATGTAGCTGTAGTTCCATTAGAACTATTTTGTACATAGTCTGTGTAGAATCTTTCGGCTCTACTTTTCCAATATTCAACATCACTTTCAGTAAACTCTTCAATGATATTCTTGAATACAGTTGGTGCACATTGCTTTAAAGCACGTGTATATTCACCATCTTTATGAAAGAAAACATTTAGAGGCTTACCTTTAAGGTGACCAGTATCATCATCAATCTTAACTACCACATTTCCATCTGGACCGTCAAGACCATCAGTAATACCAGCATTAGCAAAGCGAAATACTTGCCCAATCGCAAACTCTTCCCCGTCTTTGCCTATTTTCTCGTAGACTCTCATGGTAAAATGTTCTGAATATCCATCAAACCAGACATCAAGAAACTTCTTACCTTCCCAGTCTCCGTATTTAGCATTCGAGATAGTCAGTGTATGCCAACCAGTTGTATAGTTGGTACCGCTACCTTTTTTAACTGTTAACGTTCTCATTTACTTTCTCCATTTACTAGTGTTTGCAAACTATATGTCTTACCAGATCCAGGTGAACCAATAACTAAGATTTTAGCTCCATCAAAGCCTTTTTCCTTAGCTGCTGCTACTACCACAGCGTAGTCTTGTTCCATTTCTACATCTAATAAGCCTGTTCTATCTTTAGCATGATCATATTTCTCACTACGACCTGTAACCCAGAGATATTGTCTATCATCTCCAGATATAGCAGTCTTAGTATAGAAAACAAAATCAAACCATTTACTGATATCGTCTTTGCTACTACCATCTATGTAAGGTATAACCTTATTTCCATCGTCCATTGTCTGAACTTTAGAATGACAGTTACATATAACAACACCAGGTATTTTACTTATAAAGTCTAAGGCTCCGTCAAG